GTGTTCGTGGTTTGGCTAATGTCTTGTTTCCAGCCCATTGAAAGGAATAAAAATGAGCTACGTTGGATTGTATGATGATGCAGGAAGTAAGAATGCTTTCTATATTATCAAAGATAAAAAGATTGGCCGGAAGCGTGTGGGCTTCAAAGAGTTTGAGAGCGAGAAAGAAGCTAAGTTCGCCCATCGGGTTCAAAAGCATCTGGCTCAGTTTGATTTGGCCCCTATGGTATATGGGGATGTTGGTTTTATTCGTAAATATGATGGTGAAATGACTTTTTATGGTTATTTGACCGAAGTGGCTCGACCTATGCCAGAGTGTAATGATGATGATTGTTCTGGTGATTGTTTTCAGTGGTGTGAATGTAAAAACGGTACTGCTATCTCTGAAGTAGTTCATGATTTGAGTGAACATGGATTAGACTATAATGATGCCCATAGTGGTAATTTTGGTTATATTCGACGCAAGGGAAAATGGGTAGCGGTTGTTATCGACCTTGGAATTGAGAGTTTTACTGAATGGGATGAGAGTATTTATGGAGAGTTTGATTACGATGCCGATGATGTTGATAGTTATGGGGCGTGTAACTGTAAAGAATGTCAAAAGTTCCGGGAGGAACAATAATGAGCAAATACTATATCAAATGTGGGACACTAGAACTAATTTACTCTTGTGATAAGGCTCCACGATATGCTGCTATGGATGCTATCTGGGAAACAAATGAAAATGATACACTAGATGAGTATATCTATCTTGATGAGCGTGGATATAGAGACTATAAAAATGCTGATGGTAAAACTTGTGTGTTGCATACTAGCCATATTCTAAAAGACGCGGGATGGAGTATCGAATAACACTTGCCGCAAACCCTTACTGCGTAAGCACTTAGGGCAAGCGGGGCCGCCCGGCTTTGATGTAAGTCCTTATCCTTCAACACTTTAGAGCAAATCCAAAAATCTTCTAAAGTTTCTCTACTAGACTGGTCGATAATATTGGCATGGAAACGAAGCAAGAAATCAAAAGGAATGGACAGATGATCCAGTGGGTTGGGATTGTGATTACGATTTTGGGTTTGGCCTATACGGGAATCAAAGATTATCAAAAAGGTGATATAAAATTCCCTCCCATGCCTCAGAAACCGGCCTTGACAAAGGTAGTTTATCCGGTACAATACTGTCTGATGGCTTACGATCCTAATGTTGACAAAGTTTTTTACCTACACGAAAATGGACAATGGCATGATTACGCTCCACAACAACGACGATACCCGACCACGCCGCAACCATATCAAGATCAAGGTGCGACCGCAGTGGCAAGTTCCTACGGGTCACAAGGAACACCGCAATACTATTATGGACAATCGCCCCAAGCGTCTGCGAACCAGATCCGCTGAAAAGCGTAGGGCTTGCGATTATGGAGACTATTGACTATAATAGATCACGCCCGCATAGTATAACGGCATTACAGTTGATTTGTAATCATCTAATACTAGTTCGATTCTAGTTGTGGGCTCTCCGGGATGGTGTAACAGTAGCACAGAACACTTTGGATGTTCTTGTCTAGGGGCGGAACCTAGTCCCGGAATTTTACGAAGGTAGCATAATGGTAGTGCCGCAAACTGTTAATTTGCTCAGTGTAGGTTCGACTCCTACCCTTCGTGCTTGGCTGGATGGCAGAGTGGTCTAATGCACCGGTTTACTAAACCGACGAGGAGAAATCCTCCACAAGTTCGAATCTTGTTCCAGCCGTTTTAAGGTGTTCGATTCATTGCCCTCTGTGGTGTATATATTACTATACATAGGAGGTTACAATGAAACAAAAGACATTAAAAGAGCAGATATTAGAATTAAAAAATCAGGGTTATTCATATAATCAGATTAAAGAAAAGCTTGGGTGTTCAAAAGCTACCATTTCTTATCATGTAGGTGTCGGACAGAAAGATAAGACTAAAGAAAGAACTAGGGATGGTAGGACTAAAGTAAGAAAATATTTACAAGAATATAAAGCCGGTAAGAAATGTGTAGATTGTGGAGAAAACTATCCATACTGGATTTTAGAGTTTGACCATTTAAGAGATAAAAAATTTACCATAGGACAATTTAGTTCTAAGACAGTAGACCTAGCAGCAATTAAAGAAGAAATAGAAAAATGTGATATAGTATGCTCTAACTGCCATAGAAATAGAACTTTCAATAGATTAGTTAAAGATGGTGGTGGAGTATCTTGGGAACATTGTGACTATCCAGAATAATTTGAATCGGAGGCTGATGATTGAGTTGCGGACATTGGCGTAGTTCAACAGCAGAATAACGGTCTCCAAAACCGTAGATGGTGGTGCAACTCCACCCGCCTTTGCTTGGCCCCATTGTATAACGGCTAGTACGCCACCCTTTCACGGTGGAGATCGGAGTTCGATTCTCCGTGGGGTCATTTGTTTCTGCTAATCCTACGGATTTGGTGGTCTTGGCGATAGTCAGCACGAATCCTAAAGTTTTGGCTCTTGACAGGACGATATTGGTATGGTAGACTGTTGGAACAAGAAAGGAGACTGTATGAAGAATCTTCGTATCTACGACATTGTGACCGAGGATGGTAAAACTCTGGCAGATATTCAACTGTCCATGCAAGAGGATTTTGATTGGGCTGATGTATTTGATAGATTGTACGATTTGACTAGCGAGAGTGTGGAAAGTTATTCTTACGAAGAAATCAAGGAGTAGATAATGAAGCTTATTGAAGATCGTTTTGTTCTGGAAATTAGTGAGCCTGAAGTTCATACGCTGATTGATAGTCTTATGTATGCTCAAAGTATGACACAAGAGTATCTTGACTCAGAGGACATTGAGGTTACTGTTAAGGAAAATATTGCCAGAGTAAATGCTATTATGGATACTTTGCTTGAATTGGTAGCAGTAAAAATGTAGTTTAGGCTGATGGGCCTTTAGCTCAATTGGCAGAGCAAGGAGCTTTTAACTCTTAGGTTCGGGGTTCGAGTCCCCGAGGGCCCACTTGACAGAGACAATTGTTGGTGTAGAATAGAGGTAAGAAAGGGAGTAATTATGAGGTATGAAGATCATTACGACGGTTACAATTACGACTATGATGAATTGGTAGAAAATACTGAGGATCTTGGTCTGGACGAAGAACCTTGGATGGATGGTTATGAAGATTCTGAGGAAGATGACGATGAGGTTCCTTCATATGGTAGGAATTACTATCCTAGTATTGAGGATGAACAAGACTGATTTTTGTGTGTGCTTCTAGGTGGGACTAGACCCTATTCTTTATTCCTTTCTTCTTCTTGGGATTGTCGGTTCAAATCCGGCCACACACTTTTATGAACGCTTTCCAGCAAGAGTTGGATGACTTTCGACGTACACCAGATGGTAAGATCATTCAAGGGGCTGCTCATACTAGCCGAGTATTGAATCACAAATATAGAAATAGTGTGATTATCAAGGCTATCTGTTCTCTGCGTAAGATTGAGAAAGATTTTGATAGCATTGCTTGTTGTGGAGTTAGTGGTCTTATGGTAGTGCCACAGATCGCAGAGATTCTCAATAAGAATATCATTGTTGTTCGTAAAGACGAAAAACGATATAGTGAGTTCTATCTTGAGGGTGTTTCTCCATCACGATATGTTATCGTAGATGATTTGATTTGTTCTGGAAATACTCTAAAACATATCATTGGCAGTATTCACGATGATACTCCGCGAGCAAAGTGTATCGGAGCATATTTCTATCTTGGTGAGGAATGTTCTTTCAATGCTTCTACAGATTCTAAACTTTTTGAGAAGCAGTTTGGGACGGTTATCCTAAACCCTTACCAGCCAAAGACTTAGGACGAAACCGGGCGCCCCGGCGAGCCGTAAGTCCTTATCTATCAACCACTTACGACGAAAAGAATTTTTCCAAAGTTTTCGCTTGACACTGCCGATAATATAGTGTAGAATCAGTGGACAAGAACGATTGAACAGCAACACGAAAGGGATGATTATGGCTCATGCAGTTGAACAGATGATGTTTGTTGGTGCGACCCCGTGGCACGGTCTGGGCAATAAGCTCGACGAAGCTCCCACGGTTTCGGAAGCGATGACCGCTGCCGGTCTGGATTGGGAAGTTGGTCTGCGAGATTTGATCACGCTGGAAACGAATCAACCCGTTCCGGCCCGTGCGACTTATCGCAAGACTGATGACAGCATCTTGGGCGTTGTCGGCCCGCGATACACTCCGCTGCAAAACAGCGAAGCGTTCGATTGGTTCCAGCCGTTTCTGGACGCTGGCGAGTGTGCATTGCATACTGCCGGTTCGCTCCACAGCGGTCAGAAGGTTTGGGTTCTCGCCCAACTGAACCGCGACAATAGCGAGATCGTGAAGGGTGACGAGGTTGGGAAGTTCATTCTTCTCAGCAACTCGCACGATGGCACGACTGCTATTCGGGTTGGCTATACGCCGATCCGCGTTGTGTGTGCTAACACTATGGCAATGGCCCATAGCAAGAGCAGTGGTTCCAAGCTGATCCGTATTCGTCACACCCGTTCCAGCAAGACCAATCTGGAAAACGTGCGAGACATTATGGACAATATCAACATGGAGTTTGAGGCGACTGCGGAACAGTTCAAGTTCCTCGCGTCCAAGAACTTCAATCAGGCCGACGTTCGTCGCTATGTCAAGGTGATGCTCGACATTGACGGTACGCCGGACGATCAGATCAAGACTCGTACCAGAAACATCATGGACGAGATTCTGAATCTGGTCGAAGGCCCGAAGCAGAGTGCGACGGGTGTTCGTGGAACTTGGTGGGCCGCGTACAACGGCTACAACGAGTATCTGAATTACAACAAGGGTCGAACGGAAGATAACCGTCTCGATAGCCTGTGGTTCGGACTCAACGCCAACGACAACACGAAAGCGTTGGAGAAGGCTATGGAGTTCGCTCAGGCACTCTAATCCCTCGCAATGGGGGTTGACTTGGGAGCCGCCACTCAGCAATGGGTGGCGGTTCTTTTTTGTCTATAGGCAACTTGACGTAAACCCTTGTGAATAAAGGACTTAGGGCGGGCCGGGGCGGCCGAATTTTATCTAAGTTATTTGATACCAACGACTTACGTCAATTTAGTCAAAGAATCTCATAAGCTTAGTGTTGGCAACGGGTTACGATGACGATATACTGTATGTGGACGTAAGGCGTGTGGTGGCAAGGGTTTAGGATAAAAAGATAATGAATAATGTAAAGATACGATCATATTCATTTGTCTCGCCTAATCCTGCGGATTTGCTGCCGTTGCTGGTAGTCAGCCAGAATTGTGGCTATAGTAACATGATTCACTGTTCCTAAGTTCTTATGTTTCAACCACTTGCGGTCGATACTAGAGTATGGTATACTAGACAGTGTAACAACGATAGTAACAAAGACACTGATTGTTGAGACTAATTCTCAATAGATAAAGATTATTAGATATTGTTATCTAATATCATAGTCAGGCCAAAACCGGGAGCCCTTGTGATGCAGAAAGAAAAAATTATTGTTGATGATAAAAATCGAGAGAAAATAACCGATATCTATTGCAACAGACTATTGGACGATATGGACTTTAGTACCTTGTACTGTTTTGCTTTTGATATGTTGAAGGATAGTAAGAGTGGGTTGACTAATAAAATGTTGGAAGATCAAATTAGTGATTACTACCCTGATATTCTGGAGAACTAATGGAAATTGATATTACTAAACAGGAAGCTTGGAAACTAATAGATGCTATTCAAGCCTACATGAAAGATTATACTGTTACTGGGCCAGTTCATAAAACATTTGATACTATTACTAAAAAGTTAAAGGGGGTTTTGCAGGAGAAATAGTAAATTACTAGCCAAGGTGAGTTTGGTTTGTAAGTTGTTTGTTCTCAAGGCTTTGCGTTCACAAGGCCGATATGGTATACTAAGGCTGTGGTGGTAACTGGTCAACCCTAACTTCTAACTGATTGGACAGTATCATTTTTATTATTCTACTTCTTATGGTTTTCTTCGTTGAATAAAATGTGTGGAATTCGGTGGTTGATTGGGGAGATAAGATGTATTGTTACTAGATACTATAAGATTCTTATACTCTATTACTTGTATTCATACTTACTGTAAGTTCTAAACTCTTATTCACTTCCCCCTGCATAATACATATCCCAAATCAGGATTAGTGTCAAGCAAAAAAACTTTTTAAAGACTATTTTATGACAGACCTTGAGACCGGATATCTTATTATTAGCCTTATGTTTCTTGTATCATTAGTAGGAATAGTTTCTATTATTTCTGATATGATATTTAATAAAGAACAGAAAGAAATTACTATTATACGAAAAGAAGTTGTCATTGACTGGGCCGAATTCATCAAGGACTAGTCAGCAACTTTAAGGGAGTCAGTTAATAAATAACATTTGTGTCCCAGCCCCCTGTACGGTATAATAAGCTAGTCAACGAGGCCAATAGTCAGACATCATGGTGAGATGATGTGGGACTTACGGAATCATGGGCAAAGAGTTGTTTTTAACTTTTAAACCATGAGGTGTCTTATGAAGACTAGATATGTTAGTGAGATTAATCGCAAGGAAGTTCAAAGAAAATATATTGATCAGATTCTGGGTGAATTAGATTTCATGCAGATTAAAGATAGACTAAGGGACTATCTTCAGCAAGATAAAGATAAAGAATCTAATTATGCCTTAGAAGCAGAGATACGAAAAGAAGCACCAGAAGTATTGGTGGAAAATTGGGAAGATTTTAATGGGCCTGCTACTCTCACAGAAGAGGAGCAATATCATGCCTAAAACATTCCATAGAATAATTTCTTTTGAGGTAGAAGGTGAGATTTATGATCACTTTACATCTCCAGAAGATATTCTAAAAAGCTATGAGTGGAAATTTAAAGGTTTTCACGACAATCATGAGGATAAATGTTTCTTAGAATCATCTCATGACGATAGTCGTGGACGCATTACTAAAATAGTGCGAAAGAATAAAATCGGTAAGACCGATAAAGCAGATACAGAAACTTTTACAATTAACCAATGAGGTGATTTATGAATTATCAATTATTGTATTGGAGCATAGGTGGACTAGTAACATTGTTAGCATTAGTATCATTATATTATTACTCATGTTATTGTTCTCCTCCAACTATTAAATAAATAATACTTTGGTTTTATTTTAATCCGGTGGGGTTAGTATCAGCTAATCCCCCGGATTTGGTTTTAGTGGTAATAGTCAGCGACATTCTGGAGTCAGTTGAGTTGATAAGAAAATGCAAACTTGACCGTATATCTCCAGTTCCTATTATAGAGTATCAACAGTCGCATGGAGGCGACATCACTTTCCCAAGGAGATATTTTTATGATGAAGTTTGTTCTAGTAGTTGCTCTTATGGTAGCTGGTTCGTCTGTGTATGCCGGTGAATGTGCTAGTGGTAATTGTACACTCCGTAGCAGGACTGTCAATGTTACAAGAGAACTAATTTCAGTTCCAGTAACAGTAACACGCCGAACTGTTGAGGCTACTCGTAATTTTGGTCGCAGGACTGTGGCTCGCGTTCGCAGCGTTGTTCGTTAATATTAATGGTTGATAGTTTGAAAGATCAAGAAAGATTTGTTAAACTATAGATCATGCAGAAAATCCCCTGAAGAAATTCGGGGGTTTTTCTTTTATATTTGTCTTACCTAATAAAGACGGGTTCGGATTAATGAGGACAGTCAGCGAGAATTCTTATGATTGTTAGTATTAAAATACAGAATGAAATGAACTGTGAATACATTTGCCACAAGATTCAAGAAGCTATTAGCAAATATCAAAAAGAGAATAATAACCTAAACCTAACAGACTTCCTACTAGTCATAGACATCAAGAGCCCCTTTGAGAATATTGATCTTATTCCCAAATTAGAAAATAAAACTTGATACCCATCCTTCATCATGTATAATACAGTAGGGATAATATGTACTTTTGTCCCACCTAAAATTCCGGGTTTGGAATTTATGGAAACAGTCAGCGAGAATTAGCTATGGCAAAAAAGAAGTGTTGCAAGAAAACCCGTTGTTCTAAAAAAGTAGTTGATGAAAAAATAGTAGAAGAATCTCCTGTGTTTCCAGAGGTTAAGCCTATGACCAAAACAAATTTTTTCCTAGATTTAATTAAGAAAACTTTCGGTCATGGTTAACGGATTAGAAGTGCTGGGATTTGTATTTGGGGTATTTTTAATAATAGAAGTTCTCATCCCCATACTATCATACTACTGGACTGGTTATGTTAATCAATCAGATTCTAATAAGCATAGCGACTAAGTTCCCAGTTCCAGTATTGATCCATGATGATCCTACTAGAATATTCATTTCCCTCATAGGAATATTAATCCTGTCAGCAATCCTCTATAGATTCATGAGGTATTATGGTGGAGAATAATAATCTTATTATATATGGCCCACATATCATTCTCTCCTGCATCATCATTCGATCAGCTTTGATCTGGTATTTAGAGCGTTTTTTATATGAGGACTATAATGAGTAAGGTTTCAAAAAAAGAAGAATTTCACATCCCTTTTATCAAGGAACTAGTTTTTGTGGGGCTAGTTACTATAGTTTCTATGATTTCTGTGCGATTTTTTGTAACTTCTTTTATGCCACCAACCCTTAATCCCCCCAATATTATCTATACAGATTCCCAGATTACTGAAAAGTAGGGTTTTGTTAGGTAATATCGTCTATTATGTGGCTAATTCAATATTAATTCACTTATTAGCTTATCCCGTGGTGAAAATTGGGTTAAAGGACTAAGGAAATTGTAGCATAACTGGCTAAAGTTGTCAAGCCCATCCTGCCGATACTTGACAAGGGTTTGAGTCTGTGGTATACTGTTACTGGTAAGGGTAGGAAAAGTTAATTTTAAGGCTGAAAAGATGTATAAACAGATTCAATTAACCAATAAGGAACTAGATCTTTTAGCTTCCATAATCCATTATTATATCCATGAAAAGAAGGATAAACCGGGCTTTGAAATCAACAATGCTCACATTATGCTACGTCATATTATTGGGATCAACGCCCAAAAAGATAACAATCAGATAGCTTTTAGTGGGAAATGAACCCAGTAATGAAAAACAAATCAAATGAAATCAAAAAACTATTCTTTTAACCAGTTTATGTTGGCTATTGCTGACTATATTGATGATGAATATGGGGGAAATCGGTCATCTTCATTGAGGAATTTAACTCATGACGAAAGATATACTATAAAGCATAT